TTCAAGATTGAGTTTGAGTGTGAGTTCCTTGGATCTGTTGATACTCTGATTGCCCCAAGTAAATTGAAATCCTTGGTATATGAAACACCAATCACACAGAACGCTGGGTTAGATGTATATCAACCAACAATAAAAGGACATGACTATGTAATGACTGTTGATGTGGCAAGAGGTGTTGGAGCAGATTACTCTGCTTTTGTTGTAATTGATATTACAGAGTTCCCACATAAAATTGTTGCCAAATATAGGAACAATGATATTAAACCAATGTTGTTCCCCAACATCATCTATGATGTAGCAAAGAATTATAACAACGCATTTATCCTATGCGAGGTAAATGATATTGGAGATCAAGTAGCAAGTATTATTCAGTATGATCTAGAATATCAAAACTTACTAATGTGTTCTATGAGAGGTAGAGCAGGTCAGATTGTCGGACAGGGTTTCTCCGGTAAGAAGACACAACTTGGTGTCAAGATGAGTAAGACTGTCAAGAAGGTAGGATCACTCAATCTCAAAGCAATGATTGAGAGTGACAAACTTATATTCAATGATTATGAGATTATATCGGAATTGACTACTTTCATTTCCAAGAGCAACTCTTTTGAAGCAGAAGAAGGATGTAATGATGACTTGGCAATGTGTCTTGTCATCTATGCTTGGTTGGTCCAGATGGACTACTTCAAAGAACTGACTGATCAGGATGTTCGTAAGAGATTATATGAAGAGCAGAAAAATCAAATTGAACAAGATATGGCACCATTCGGTTTTTTGAACAATGGTCTTGATGATGAGACTTTCGTTGATAAGGATGGAGACAGATGGTTTACTGACGAGTATGGAGATAGATCTTTTATGTGGGACTATCTATCATAATGGATTTTGATGGACAGATCAAACTTGGACACCTTCTCTTACAAGATAGGAGGTGTAGAATTTGTGGTGAAACTAAAAACTTGATTGATGGTTTTTATAGAACTAGAAAGAACAGAGGGGCAGTTGCTTCATCATATTCATATGAATGTAAAGAATGTACGATCAAAAGAATTATAGATAATAGAAAGAAACAAACACCATTTTTGGATTGGGACTATCCAGATTGGTAGTTCACGCCATGTTTCCCCACTGAAAGTGCTCATAATTCTAAATAATTTCAGATAAACTGAGATCACGGAGAAACAAAACATGGCGACTCCTCAATTATCTCCTGGAGTATTAACCAGGGAGGTTGACCTAACCGTAGGAAGAGCTGATAATGTCTTAGATAATATTGGTGCTGTTGCAGGACCTTTTGAAATTGGACCCGTCGAAGATCCTATCGACGTTACGACTGAGCAAGAACTTATCGAGTACTTCGGTAAGCCTCTCTCAACCGATGCCCAGTATGAATACTGGATGACCGCATCTTCTTACCTGTCATACGGTGGTATTCTTAAAGTTGTCAGAGTTGATGGTGATTCGCTGGTAAACGCAAACGCTGGTGTATCTGCTCAAAACTCTAGTTCTCTAAAGATCAAGAACTACGACGACTATATTAATAACTACACTGAATCAACAAACTTTACTTACGCTGCTAAGAATCCAGGTCGTTGGGGAAACTCAATGAAGGTTTGCTGGATCGACGACATGGCAGACCAAATCATCGGCATTGGAACTACTAACCCTGCTGCTCAGGGTGCTGTAGTTGGTGGCGGTGTTACTGCTGCTCTCTCTGGAGTAGTTATTGCTGGTCTTGGAACGACTTCAGCGTTCAACGGATACTTGAAGGGTATCATCACTGGTATTAAGACTGACGCCGCTGCCGGAAACAGCACAATCGAAGTTAAACTGGTTTCTCGTGTAGAAACAGTCGGTGGTGGAGCAACTGAAACAAGAGTTAATTACACTGAAGGAACAACCTTCGGATCTATTAAGACAACATCATCACTGAGATATGTAAACAGTGCTGGTGTTAACACTGGTGGGTCTGCATCAGCTGCGGTTACTCCAACAAGTGCGATTGACTGGTATGATCAACAGACCTTAGGTTTGGATAATGCAACCATCTTCTGGAAAGAACTTGCACCAAAACCCACTGCAAACGTATACGTTACTGATAGACAGGGTTATAACGACGCTGCTCACCTTGTAATTGTTGATGACACCGGAACAATCACTGGTATCAGAGGAAACATCCTTGAAAAGCACATCAGTGTTTCCAAAGCATCTGATGCTGTCTCTAATGTTAATGCACCTCAGAAGATCTTCTACGAGTCATATCTCGCAGACTTCTCCGAGTACATCTACGCAGGAGGCAACCCTTCTAACGCAATTGACACTTATCACGGAACTGCTCCTAGAGCAACTGGATTCACCACTTACTCTGGTGTCAAGTCTACCGCGTTTGTGCCGGTCTCTACTGGAGACGGTCTCTGGAACCAAGCTGCTCAAGGTGTAACTTTTGCATCCATTGGCAACACATCTTACACTCTAACCGGTGGTGAGAACTATTCCTCCAATGGCGGAATGCGTCCTTCTCTTGGAAGTGTGATGACTGGGTACGATCTTTTCTCTAACAGAGAGGAAATCGCAGTTGACTTCTTGATCATGGGTCCTGGTGGATTTGATAATGAGTTTGAATCGCAAGCAAAAGCAAACAAACTGATCTCTATCGCAAATAGCAGAAAGGATTGTGTTGCTACAGTTGGAGCACACAGAGCAAATCTGGTCAACGTAACCAATGATGATACACAGACTAACAATCTGATCAACTTCTTTAGTTCACTGCAGTCTTCTTCTTACGCAGTGTTTGATTCTGGTTACAAGTACATGTATGACAGATTCAATAACAAATTCCGCTATATTCCATGTAATGGTGACATTGCTGGATTGATGGTAAGAACTAACCTTGTTGCTTATCCTTGGTTCTCTCCCGCAGGTCAACAGCGCGGTATTATCAACAACGCTGTCAAACTTGCTTACAACCCCAATAAGGCACAAAGAGACAAACTCTATCCACAGAGAATTAACTCGGTTATTACTCAACCTGGATTAGGAACTCTCCTCTTTGGTGATAAGACCGCTCTGGGTTATGCTTCCGCTTTCGATAGAATCAATGTTCGCCGTCTGTTCCTGACAGTCGAGCAAGCATTGCAGAAGGCAGCAGAGGCACAACTTTTTGAACTCAACGACGAACTGACCAGAGCAAACTTTAGAAACATCGTTGAACCATATCTCCGCGATGTTCAGGCGAAGAGAGGACTCTTCGGATTCTTGGTTGTTTGCGATACGACAAACAACACTCCTGATGTCATTGATAACAATGAGTTCAGGGCAGACATCTTCCTGAAGCCTGCGAAGTCTATTAACTATGTCACACTTACCTTCGTAGCAACGCGGACTGGCGTTGACTTTGAAGAAGTGGTCGGCAGAGTTTGATCTTAGAGCTAAATAACTAAAGGAGGATAGCAACCATGGCAACTTCAAGAGAAAATAAAACTATTTCTCAGTTTAAGTCAGCACTAGTGGGGGGCGGCGCCCGCCCCAATCTATTTGAGGTAGAGTTGACTACATTCCCAACCGCTGCTGCAAACGCAGACTGGGATCCCAATAACTTTAGATTCATGTGTAAGGCAGCTCAGTTGCCTGCTTCGACAATCGCAAACATCGATGTTCCATTTAGGGGTCGTATTTTCAAGGTTGCTGGAGACAGATCTGTTGATACCTGGACTGTAACCGTCATTAACGACGAAAACTTTGCAGTTAGAAACGCATTTGAAGAGTGGATGGAAGGCATCGCTAAGTTGGATAACAACCTTGGTGCCACTGACCCAAGTGCCTACATGGCAAACGCAACTGTTTATCAACTTGGTAGAGGTTCTTCTTCTAGCAGTCAGGACAACGGTGGTGAATCAAATTCCGTTCTGAAGGAATATGTTTTTGAAGACATCTTCCCAACAGAAGTTAGCTCTATCGATCTGAGCTACGATTCTTCTGATACAATTGAAGAATTCACCGTTACCTTCCAGGTTCAGACCTTCTCCGTTCGCGGAGCAGGCGGTCCTAACGGTTAATAAATAGTAGAAACTTAGGTTAAATTAAATAATGTCAAAATTGTTTGGGTTCTCGATAGAGGACACAGAACCACTATCTACCGGAGCAGTCTCCCCTATTCCTCAGAATAATGAGGATGGGGTTGACCACTTTGCTAGTAGTGGTTTTTTTGGTTCTTATGTTGACCTTGAAGGTGTTTATCGAACCGAGTTTGAACTGATCAAACGATATCGTGAGATGTCACTACACCCCGAGTGTGATAGTGCTATTGAAGATATTGTAAATGAGGCAATCGTTTCTGATACGAATGATAGTCCTGTTGAGATTGAACTTTCTAATCTGAATGCCAGCGATGGCATTAAGAAAAAAATTAGATCTGAATTTAAATACATTCTTGATCTTCTAGATTTTGATAAGAAATGCCATGAAATTTACAGGAATTGGTATATTGACGGACGCATTTACTATCATAAAGTCGTTGATCTGAAAAACCCTCACGAGGGCATTCAAGAGTTGCGTTATATTGACGCAATGAAGATGCGCCATGTTCGCACACAAAAGAAAGACAAAGCGAAAGAATTAAATAAACTCAATCCATTGAAGAATGATCCAATGGATTATGACTTCCCTCAGATTGAGGAATATTTTCTCTACAATCCCAAACCAAGATATCCCTCTGCTAATCCAATTCAGACGGGAGCAAGTCAAGGTATTAAGATTGCTGCTGATGCAATCACCTACTGTACATCTGGACTGGTAGACAGAAATAAAGGAAATACACTTTCCTATCTACACAAAGCAATTAAATCACTCAATCAACTTCGTATGATTGAGGATTCACTGGTCATCTATCGCTTGTCCAGAGCACCAGAACGCAGAATTTTCTACATTGATGTTGGTAATCTGCCTAAAATGAAGGCAGAACAATACCTTCGTGATGTCATGATGCGCTATCGCAACAAACTTGTGTATAATGCTGACACTGGAGAGATCCGTGATGACAAGAAATACATGGCAATGCTTGAGGATTTCTGGCTTCCTCGCAGAGAAGGAGGACGTGGTACTGAAATTACTACTCTTCCAGGAGGACAAAACCTTGGAGAAATCACGGACATTGAGTATTTTAAGAAAAAGTTATACAGATCACTTAACGTGCCCCCGTCTCGTATGGATGGCGAAGGTGGATTTAATCTCGGTAGGTCCTCCGAAATCCTCAGAGACGAACTGAAGTTTACTAAGTTTGTTGGTCGTTTAAGAAAGAGATTCTCCAACATGTTTAATGACATGCTGAAGACCCAATTGATCCTGAAGAACATTATTACTCCAGAAGATTGGGAGAGAATGAGTGAGCATATTCAGTATGACTTCCTCTATGACAACCACTTCTCTGAACTGAAAGAATCAGAACTCATGAATGAGAGACTGACAATGGTTCAGACTGCAGAACCTTATGTTGGTAAGTATTACTCACAAGATTATGTTCGCCGTAAGATCCTGCGTCAAACGGACATGGAAATCCTTGAACAGGATAAACTGATTGAGGATGAAATTAAAAAAGGTATCATTCCTGATCCAAGTATACCTGTAGATCCTGAAACTGGGCAACCACTTGACCAAGCAAACAGTCAATTGGGAGCAGTTCCTATGGAACCAGAGGCAGATGGATCTGCGACCGAGGCACCAGAGATGCCAAAAGGTGGAGAGATTTGATACATAAATACTCTTATGTTGCATATTAACACCACATATGGATGACCTCTTGGATATGGTCGCTAGTGATGAGTCTCCATCACAAATCAGTGACAAGATTAAAGAATTTCTTTTCTCCAAATCTGCCGAAAGAATTGACGCATATCGCCCCGAAGTAGCATCTGCTGTTTTCGATGGTGAAGATGTTGTTGATCAACTCGATTCTGAAGAAGAAACCGAGGATGAGGTAGAGGAAGAAGAGGGTGAAGAATAAAATAAATAAATAACTAGTAAATGATTGTTCTAGCATAATGTCGGCGTTAAACCCAGTAGGAATTAATTCCGCCTTACCTATTGCCAGTGGAGCTAATAGGCGGGGTGTTGATCAGACTGTACACCAGTCTGAATATTTAAGAGTGGTATCAAAAGGTGCCGGTTGTCACATTGCTATTGGAACTCTTCCAACAGCAGCAACGACTAATTTTTATGTTCATGCGGGTGAAGACGACATTATTAGTATAGGTAAAGTCTCTGCTCAAAGAGTAGTTGGTGTTACCACTGGAACTACAACAATTATTGACTTCCCCGAGGGAACAGGTCAACCGTTTGAAGTTGGTGATGCCGTCACTCTGACCGGTGTTCCATCTTATCTGACCTTTACACATAAGATTGTTGACTCGGTAAATACAACCGCAGGTGTAGGTGGGTTCTTCAATACTAGAATTATTGTTAATCACGATTCTTCTGGTATTCATACCAACTATGTCGCACAAACTCCTGGTCCTGGATATGCAGAACTAAGAGGTTCGTTTATGGTTGCCGCATATGGCGACGGAAGTGGAACCCTTCATTATCAACAAGTTCAAAGAATCTAAGCAGAGTACCATGAAACTTATCAGAGAAGAGATCGAATCAGTAGAATTCATTGTCGAACAAAAGAACGGCAAGAAATCTCTTTATATTGAAGGGGTTTTTCTCCAAGGAAACATCAAGAACCGCAATGGTCGGATGTATCCCATGGAAACTCTCCGCAAGGAAGTTTCTCGTTATAATGAATCGAATGTTCAGTCAGGCAGAGCACTTGGAGAACTTGGACATCCCGATGGTCCTACTGTAAACCTCGACAGAGTTTCACATAAAATTGTATCACTTAGAGAAAGTGGTTCAAATTTCATCGGTAAAGCAAAGATTTTGAATACCCCAATGGGTAAGATTGCTTCTGCTTTAGTTGAAGATGGAGTAAAACTTGGTGTTTCTTCCAGAGGTATTGGTTCATTAAAGCAGACCCGTGAGGGTGTTAACATTGTCGGTGACGATTTTATGTTGGCAACTGCTGCTGACATCGTTGCTGATCCTTCTGCTCCTGATGCATTTGTTGAGGGAATTATGGAAGGTAAAGACTGGGTATGGGATGGTGGCATCCTTCGTGAAAAGTATGCACAGAAAACATACAGAGAGATCAATACTTTGGTCGATCAAAGCGCATTAGATGAGAAGAAGTTAAATTTATTTAATGATTTTCTTTCTAATCTTTAATTTTATAAATAAATATAGTTTAATAACCGGTAAATCGGAGAGTTCAAATGTCTCGTGGTAAGAAATTACAAGAAATGGAAGTAAAGACACCCCAATCTCGCACCGCTGTTAATGCTAACGCGAAGCCCGCAGATCCAATGCCTAAAATGGCGGATCCCGGAACTCAGTTGGCGGGTGTCGAAGATCTCGGCGGGCCTACCCCAGAAAACTACAAGCCCGATGATGATTCAGCAAAGCTGAAAGAACCCGGTGCGACCCTTAAGCAAGTTAAGGATGTAGTAACCAAGAATGCTGGTAAGGCAGATCCAATGCCTAAAGGTATGAAGGAAGACGAGGAACTCTCCACCGAAGACACCATCGAAGAAGAAGAGACAGTAACCGATGAAGTAGTTTCTGAAGAAGAGACTACTGAGGTTGCTGAGTATGACATCGAAGAAGATGTTAATGCACTTCTCGGTGGCGAAGATCTTTCCGAAGAATTCAGAGAAAAGGCAAAGACCATCTTTGAAGCAGCAATCAATGCTAAGGCTGCCGGTATTAGAGAAGAGTTAGAGCAAGCATATGCTGCTCAACTTGCTGAAGAGATCGAGGAAGCAAAAGTAGGACTCGGTGAGCGTGTTGACTCCTATTTGGAGTATGTCGCTGACGAGTGGTTTACTGAAAATGCCCTCGTTATCGAACAGGCACTTAAGACTGAGATGACTGAATCATTCCTTACTGGAATGAAGAGTCTTTTTGAAGAACATTATGTAGAAATCCCTGAAGAAAAATATGATGTCCTTGAGTCTATGGTAGACAAACTTGATGACATGGAGACAAAACTCAACGAGCAGATCGAGAAGAACATTTCCCTTAACAAGCGCCTCGCAGAGTCGGTTGCTGATGGTATCTTTGAGTCAGTTTCTGATGGCCTAGCTGCCACTCAGAAAGAGAAGCTCGCCTCACTTGCCGAAAGTGTAGAGTTTGAAAGTGAAACCGAATATCGTGAAAAACTGGAAACCTTGAAGGAGTCATATTTCTCCGGCAAGGCACCAGTTGCCAAAACTGAAACCCTTTCAGAAGGTGTAGACGAATCCCCTGAGTTTGTTTCAAACACAATGGATCGCTACCTCAGAACCATGGGTTCTTTTGGTAAATAACTGAATTTAACATTAAATCAAACTAAACACTTTATCTGTAAAGCAAATGTTCCAATCCGAGCATCTGCAGGAAAAGTGGGCACCTCTCCTCAACTATGAGGGTCTTGATCCAATCAAAGATTCCCATCGTAAGGCGGTAACCGCTGTCCTGTTAGAAAACCAAGAAAAATTCCTTCGTGAGCAATCCTCCTTCGAGCAAGGTGGAATGCTGACTGAGCAACCAACCAATTCTGTTGGTGCAGACGGATTCCAGGGTGGATCCGCAGCTGGTGGTCCTACCGCCGGTTTTGACCCCGTTCTGATCTCCTTGATCAGACGCTCAATGCCTAACCTGGTCGCATATGACCTCGCAGGTGTTCAGCCAATGAGCGGTCCTACTGGACTGATCTTCGCAATGCGCTCCCGCTACACCAACCAGAGTGGTTCTGAGGCATTCTTCAACGAGCCCGACACCACTTTCTCTGGTCAGGACGCAGGTTTCGACGAGTCCAACGGATTCGCTGATGTTGCTTCTGGTATCGGTTCAACCATCCAGAGCGGCACTAACCCTTCAGTTCTGAACCCTGTTGGTTCAGCAACTTCCTCCGACTACACTGTCGGTGGTGGTATGCGTAAGGACAGCGCAGAATCTCTTGATGGCACAGGATCTGATGCCTTCAACCAGATGGCATTCTCGATCGAGAAGGTCACCGTTACTGCGAAGTCACGCGCTCTGAAAGCTGAGTACAGCCTCGAGCTTGCTCAGGACCTCAAGGCAATCCACGGTCTGAACGCTGAAGCGGAACTCGCCAACATCCTCTCTACGGAGATCTTGGCTGAAATCAACCGCGAAGTTATCAGAACCATCTATAAGGTTGCTGAGCAAGGTGCTGTTGCTAACACCGCTAACGCTGGTGTATTCGACCTGGATATCGACTCAAACGGCAGATGGTCTGTTGAGAAGTTCAAGGGTCTCCTGTTCCAAATCGAGCGTGACGCTAACGCGATCGCACAAAGAACTCGTCGCGGAAAGGGCAACATCATCATGTGTTCCGCAGACGTTGCTTCTGCACTGACCATGGCTGGTGTTCTCGATTACACCCCTGCACTCAACGCTAACCTGAACGTTGATGACACTGGTAACACCTTCGCTGGTGTTCTCCAAGGTAAGTATCGTGTATACATCGATCCTTATTCATCCAACCTCACCTCTGCTAACGCATCAGGCGGTAACCAGTATTATGTTGTCGGTTATAAGGGAACTAACCCTTATGACGCTGGACTCTTCTACTGCCCATATGTACCCCTTCAGATGGTACGTGCCGTTGGTGAGAACTCCTTCCAGCCCAAGATTGGCTTCAAGACCCGCTATGGTCTCGTTGCTAACCCATTCGCAGAAGGAACCAACCAGGGTCTCGGCGCTCTCAAGGTCAACCAGAACCGCTACTATCGTCGCGTTGCTGTTAAGAACCTCATGTGATCCATCGGACACATATTTCTCCAAGAGGACCTTCGGGTCCTCTTTTTTTTGTATAAATAGCAGTAAACCAACTGAGGACAACAATGCCCCACCATATTAAAAAACCAAGTCTTGTTGATGAATCCATCACAGTATATTATGCTGGCAATAGAAGGTGGACGGATATTTACGATGATAGGATTCAATATGATAACGAAGCAGCCGCTAATGCTGTAATGGAAAATACTGATGGAAAGAATGGTGGATGGAGAAAGGCCACTGTTCATGCTGAGTGATAAGTCATGGTCGTTAATGTAAGAGATTCTTCATATAATCAGATCGACAATAGAAACTTTCTTGCGCCTACTGGATTTAAGTTTACTCTTACCAGAAGTCCAAAAACAGCATTCTTTTGTAATCAAGCAAATATTCCAGATCTATCTCTAGGTGTAGTTGATCAACCATCCTACTTGAGAGACATTCCAACACCTGGAGATAAAATTGCTTTTGGTGATTTGTTTGTTAGATTTTTAGTTGATGAAGATCTAAAAAACTATATGGAAATACAAAAGTGGATTAGAGGTTTAGGTTTTCCAGAGTCTATCGCAGAGTTTAATAAGTTTGAATCTGGTGGTGTTCTTCCTACTAGAACCACCAATGAGAGAGGAGATGATATCTATTCTGATGGAACTCTTCAAGTTTTAAGTAGCAATCTTATTCCAAAGTTCAACGTTAATTTCAAAGATTTATTCCCAGTATCTTTGACAACTTTGACATTTGATGCTACAGATACGGACATCCAGTACTTTACAGCGGATGCCGAATTCAAGTATACTATCTACAATATAACTGATTTGAACGGCAAAGCCATATGAGTTTTGATCTTGATTCAATTCAAGATATGTGGGAGAAAGACGCAAAACTAGACAGAGACAACCTCCATGAGGAGTCTCTGAATATTCCCTCTCTTCACGCAAAATATTTTGAATTATATAATACTATCTTCCTGATGCGGAAGAAAGCAGAACAACAGAAAAAAAATATTCGTCATGAGAGGTATGAATACTTCAGTGGCAAAGCAGATCCAGATGTCTATGTGGAAAATCCGTTTCCAAAAAAGATTCGTGACAAGGATACAATGCAGAAATACCTTGACGCTGATGAAAAATTGTCTAAAGTGTGTTTGAAGATAGATTACTACGATACAATGTTAGTGTATCTTGAAAGTATCTTAAAGCAGATAACTAATCGTACATTTCAAATTAAAAACGCAATTGAATTCATGAGGTTTAATTCAGGACTAGGATAATGAATGAAGAATTCGAACCAAGTCACGAATATGACTACTCAGTCAATTTAACAATAGAAGATATTCGTCTTTTACACCATTGTGTACAGGAAACTATTAAGTATTGGCCTGGTGCTCCTGCCAGACATCCAATGGAACAGGAGCACCTTTGGTATTTGAGAGATTCTTTGTATCGAATGATATTAGAATATAAGTTTGAGAATCTGTAATAAATATTATTAGATGAATGGATTGTTGTGAGAACGACGGACCTTGTTATTTCAAAATCCAACGAAGTTTTTCTAAAAATAAATACTGAACCTCATATCGAATACGAACTGAGGGATCATTTTAAGTTTGAAGTTCCAAATGCGAAATTCATGCCACAGTATCGTGGTAGAAATTGGAACGGAGAAATTCATTTATATGACATGCGTTCTAAGCAGATCTATGTGGGTCTGTTAGATAAAATTGTGAATTTCTGTAAGCAATACGGATATAGTTATAAGTTTGAAGATAACAAATTCTACGGGACACCATATGAGGAGAATGATGGTATCTCGTATGAGGGTGTAAAAGATTATATGAGTTCTATTTGTTCTCACTCTCCGAGGAAGTATCAAATAGAGGGAGTATTCGACGCTCTAAAACATAATAGAAAACTATTGATATCTCCCACTGCCTCAGGCAAATCTTTGATGATTTACTCTCTCGTAAGGTATTATGTAGACAAAGGTCAAAAAATCTTGCTAGTTGTTCCGACGACATCCCTAGTAGAGCAGATGTATAAGGATTTCCTAGACTATGGTTGGGATGCTGATTCATATTGTCATCGTATCTATTCTGGTCGAGATAAAAGTAATGAAGCTTCTGTAACTATCACTACTTGGCAATCAGTATATAAACTTGAGCGTTCTTTCTTTGAGGAATATAATGTAATTATAGGCGATGAAGCGCATTTATTCAAGTCCAAGTCATTAATACAGATCATGACCAAACTACATCACGCAAAGTATAGATTTGGTTTTACTGGAACTTTAGACGGCACACAGACGCATAAGTGGGTGTTAGAGGGTCTCTTTGGTCCGTCATATAGAGTAACAAGAACTGATGAGTTGATGCAGCAAGGTCATCTATCACAATTAGATATACAATGTCTGGTTCTCAAGCACTTACCACAAACATTTGGTACTTATGAGGATGAGATACAGTATTTAATCTCTCATGAACAACGTAATAATTTTATTAAGAATCTAGCACTAGATCTCAAAGGCAATAGTCTTGTTCTTTTCCAAAGAGTTGAAAGTCATGGAGCAGTTCTCTATGAAAAGATAAATAAAAACAAGGGTGAGAACCGTAAGGTATTTTTTATACATGGTGGAGTAGACGCAGAGGAGAGAGAATTAGTCAGAGAAATCACAGAACGAGAAAACAACGCTATCATTGTTGCCTCTTATGGAACTTTTTCTACTGGTATCAACATTAAAAACCTCCATAATGTTATCTTTGCCTCTCCAAGTAAATCAAGAGTCCGTAATCTTCAAAGTATTGGACGAGTTCTTAGAAAAGGAAAAGACAAAGTAAAAGCAACTCTGTACGACATCTCTGATGATTGTTCAACCAAGTCCAGAAAAAATTACACACTAAACCACTTTATTGAAAGAATTAAAATCTACAATGAAGAGAAATTTAATTATGACATAATCACTATTCAATTAAAGGTATGATAGAAGACGATTTTTTCTCAACAGTCAAACTAAAATCAGGTGAAGAGATATTTGCTAAAGTTGCTGCTTCAGAAGAAGATGGCAGAACGATGCTATTGATTACCAATCCAATCATTGTAAATGAGATAAAAGGTAAAACAGGAACAGTTGGATATAAAGTAGAACCTTGGTTAAAGACAACCACTGAAGATATGTTTATTATCAATCTAGATGATGTATTGACGATGAGTGAATCTAATGATATAGAAATGATAATGATGTATCAGAACTATGTTCGCTCATCAAAGAAAGATACAAATACTAAAATTAATCGTAGAATGGGATATGTTGGCAACGTACATGATACTAAAGAACTCTTAGAAAAGATCTTTAATAAAACCTCAGATACTTAATAGTATTCTTATCAACCTCCACAAAGGTAATTGTACAGGTATTTCAGAACCTTGTCAAGTGTTGTTTTATAATCACCATTGTGGTATAATTCATACATATTATGAGATAAACTTATGATAAGACCAGGCATGGCAAAAAGAAAAAGATCGGAACACTATGTTAATAACAAGGAGTTTCTGGCAGCACTGATTAAGTATCGTGAAGACAAAGAGATTGCATTATTAAAGGATCTTCCTAAACCTCCTATCCCTCGCTACATTGGGGAGTGTTTCTTGAAGAT